GATTAGCTGAATATTATACTGGTACAGCTTTTAAAACTATTGATAGTCCACCAAGTGTGGACAGCGTTGGTGCTACTAATATTACAGACGCACAAATTTCAGCAAACTACGACTTATCTATAACTGGTTCTGGTTTTAGTTCAGGTGCTACAGTAAAATTTGTTGGTGCAGATAATACAGAATATTCTTCATCAACTGTTACAGTTAATTCAGATACTTCTATAACTGCTAGAGTTCCAACAACTGTTACTAATGCTAATGAACCTTTTGGTGTAAAAGTTACAAATGTTTCTGGTTTGGCTAATACTTTAGAAAACGCATTTAATGTAGATTCTGCACCTATTTGGTCAACAGCAAGTGGTTCTTTAGGAGTAATGTATTCAAATGACACAGGAAATCATTTTACACTTTCAGCAACAGACCCAGAAGGTGATACCGTTAGTTATGCTGAAACTGGCGGCACAGTTTTATCTGGTCAAAATCTAACTTTAAATTCATCTACAGGAGTTATTTCTGGTGACCCAACAGATGTTAGTACAGACACTACTTTAAGTTTTACTGTACGAGCAACGTCGGGTTCAAACACTACTGATAGAGCATTTACAATAACATTAAAACCACCAACTAACTATTTTGGTGATGGTTCAGATGGTGCGTTAGACACCACACCGTAAGAAAGGAGTAATTATGGCAAACGTAACTTATACAGTACCTAACAAAAACGGCTCTTATGATGGTGATATAGTTGTTAAACAGTACACTACAATGACAATAGACGCAGGTGATACTGTTACAACAGATCAACCATGTAGAGGATTGTTAATATTAGTTCAAGGTGATTGTACAATCAACGGAACACTATCTATGAAGGCAAGGGGTGCAAATGCTAACCCAACAACAAGTGGTGGTTCTGATAGCAATGCTGTAGATAGTAATGGATTAAGATTACCATTTTTAACAAGTGGTGGTTCATCATCTTTAACAGCCGCTAATACTTTATTTAATGGTTGTGGAAATGATGCACGAACAGTAGTTGCAAATTTTAAAACTATTTCAGGTAATGGTGATATATTACAAGTTACTAGAACAGGTGCAGGGAACACCTCTTCTTACGGTTCAAACAATGGTGCAAACGGTGCAAAATTTGCTAATGGTACTTCTGGCACAAATCATTTAGGTGGTGGTGGTCAAGGTGCTTGTGGACACGGTGACGGTGATGGAGTTGGAACGTCTGGCACTTGTTTTTCTGGAGGAACAGGCGGTGGTGGTGGAAACAACACAGGTGTAGGTAGTTCAACTAACGCTACTGGATATGGTGGACAAGGTGGTCTTGGAATATCTTTACACACAGCAAGATGTACTGGTGGTGCAGGAAACCCTAACGGTACTGAAAGCACTACTGGTGGATATAATGGTGCTACAAATGTATCTAATGGTGAAAGTGGAACAGGTGGGTGCATTTGGTTAATTGTTGGTGGTAATTTAACAATCGGTTCAAATGGTTTAATTACTGTTCAAGGTTCTAGATCAGATAGTATTGACGGAAACGGTTACAACTGGTTATCTACTGGTGGCGGCTCTGGTGGTGGTTCAGTTAAAATTGCTCATAGAGGTACATTTACAAATAATGGAACAATAAATGTAGCAGGTGGCGATGCAGGTATATACTTTGATGGTGGTAATAACCAATACAATGGTGAAGGTGGTGATGGTGGTGATGGCACTTACACAGCATTACAGGTTCAATAATGCCTAAAAAAATTATAACAAAGGAGTAATATGAGCAAAGGTGATTTAAACAAAGACGGTAAAATGAGTAGCTACGAAAAGAAAAGAGATAAAGCTATTAAGAATGCTATGTCTAAACAAAAGAAAAATAAGTTTCCTAAATTTGGAACAAAGAAAAGTAGTTACAGTTAAACTAATTTTTTAATCCAACGGCCTTTATCATTTAATACAAGTGGTAATAATCTTGGAATACCATCTATTATAATTCCACAACCTAGTATAAATCTAGTCTTAAAATTTTTTGCGTAATGAAAAGCAAGTGACTTTTGATTTATAAGGCATCCTACATTCATACCAAAAAATAAATTATCTGGATTGGCCCACCATGATATAAGAAACTTTGTATGGTAATGGCCTTGTACTGCTGACATACCCATTGTTTGTGATACCTTTAATACATCTGCAGATCTACCGTGTGTAAAGAAACATCTTTGTCCGTTTGACATTGTGATAGTTAAATCATCTATCCATTTCCATTTCTTTGTACCAAGAAAGTCACCGTAGTCTTTTAAGAATTCTTTTGACATACCAAACTTTAATGCACGTCTATATACTAAACTACTATGATTACTTTCTACTTCTATCATTTTAGGATAGATGCTTTCTAATTCTCTTATATGTTTACGTGCTACTTTTAATTCGTCACCAGCAGAGTATAAGTCTGGATCGTGAGTATGCATAGATATAGCGTGGAAATCAAGTAAGTCACCAATATTAACCACGAAGTCTGGCTGATATTCCTTTTTAATCTCACGTAAAAATTCAAAAGCGTCTTGATGATGATACGGAATATGAAGATCACTAATAACTAATATTCGTTTGTGGGTCATAATTGATAGCGGGTGAACCGTCAATATACTCCTCTAGGTTTTTGATTTTATCTTTTGGATCTACAAAACTTACAACGCCATTCTTAATATGTACCTCTTTAATTATAGGTACTTCGTTTTTCTTTTCAGCGTTTACTATTATTTCTTCAAATATAAGCACATACAATCTATACAGGAAATAGTTATGCTTTGCAACTTCTCATAACTTCTGAAAGAGATTTAGCACGTGAAGGAGTTTGTTTAGCCCAACGGCTATCCATCATTTGAAAAGAGGCCTCACCATAATCTTGTTTCTTTAATGCCTCCCACATCTTTTTAAATTTAGATACTCCACCAATACCTAGTTGGAACACCATCTCAATTATGACACATTTAGCATCATCAACTAGATCTGTTATACCGTTATCATGTAGTATAAGTATGTCTGCATTCTTCTTTGCTTCTGCAAAATCTTTATCAAATTGTTCTTCTAGTTCTTCTTTAGTATATTCTTTACCCTCTACGTAAGGGTCATCTTTTGTTACTAGGTGGCCATATCCGATTGTGGCAAAACCTAGACTATCTTTATACATTGTAGGTACAAAACCTTCGTGTTTTTTTATACGTTCTTTTAGTTCATCTATATTCATAATTACGCCTTATTTTTATTGGCAAAGTTTCTTGCCGCTTCTTTACTAGCAAACCCCCATTTTTTTAGCGCTAGAGCTAATCTGGTAGGTTTGCCATTCTTATCTTTCATAGGGCCATCCATGCCCCCGAAACGAGCCGCAAACGATATCCTACGGCCATTCTTACCAGACGATAAAGGTGCTTTTAAATTAGATCCTTCTGTTCTTTTAAAGAAATCTCTACCTTTCTGGTTTAGACCACCGCTAGGATTTTTATGTTCCTTACTATAACCCATTATGCTCTAGATTTTTTAGTACCAAATTTAGGGAAACCTGCTTTCATGTTTGCATAATTTTCATCTGATACAGTTGATTTAGATTTAGGATTTGACGTACCTCTTTTTTTGGCTCTATTCATATAGTAGTACAAACCCTTCTTTGCTTTCTTTCCGCTTTTGGTTGTGTGATATCCTGCCATGTTATTTCCTTTTTATTAGATCTGTTGCTTTAAGTCCATACACACTCGCTATTACTCCCACGAAAATTGTCTGATACCAAAATGGAAGTTCAGAAAAGTATTTAAAGAATAGTTGCATCTTTTCCATATGCGTCGGGTCGTCTGACCATACTGCAAAACCTAACATAACGATAGGCACAGACAACAGTATGAGTATGAATTCGTCTTTCCAGTCTGATTGTCTTGCTTCTAATAATTTACCTTGATACTCTGCTTCACCTTTTGCCATCTTTTCTGCATGATGCATTTGAGCATCTGCCATAAGCATTTTAGTTTTTTGTCTATTTTTATAGATATGAGAACCTGCTTGAAATGCTAATTTAACTGC